AAGTCGATGCTGATCTGCACTGTTCAATCTTTCTCTGCGCCAAGTTCGCGAAGCACCTTGCGGAGATCGCCGATCTTGTTTTGGGTAGCTCTGTGGTCAGATGCCGTCAAGGACATCGCGACGAACCGGCTTCCCTTCTTGGTTTCGATGACCAAGCGTGGATGCTTGTTACCTCTTTCGAAGTGGTGGCCAGTGATTCCAGACCAGCGGCCCAGTTCTTTTTCCAGTTCTTTTCTAACGCGACGGTCCATGTCTTGCTCCTAAAGGTCAGGGCTGGGGGCGACTTCCAAACTCCCCCAGCCCCTCATTGGTTAGTCGAGGAAAGAGTCGTTATCGTCTTCTTCGATTTCGCCAAACACGTCAGCAGTGACCTTCTTGCCGCCGAACGCATCGCCGTCCTTGACGAACTGGATGGCGTCGAGGGTGGCGTTCACACGCTTGCCCCACTGGTTGTCCTGCGCCCACAGCGAGATCGCTGCGTTGACGTAGCAACCGGCGTAAGGCTTGCCGTCTTCTTCGGCCAGAGGGTTCTTCTTCTGGTCAACGATCACAGGGCGAACCTTGGTCGATGCAGAGACGAACATGGAGCCGTCGTAGCCGTCGTAATCCTTCTCTTCACCGTCGCCGATGCAGACCTTGAGCGACTTCGGCACGTCCTTGCCCCACTTCTCGGTGGCCACGGCCTTGACGGCTTCCTTGACCTTGGCGATCAGGTCGGCCTGGTCGCCCTTGTCGAGCAGGAAGTTCGCGTTGAAGCGTGGTTCCTGACCCTGCGCGAACGCCTTGGGGGTCCAGATTTGCGGGAACGAGAGGCGGACGTTTTTCAATACAATTGCAGTCATGACTTTTTCCTTAGTTAAATAGATCAACGGCGGCTGCACCAAACGCAGGCCGAGGATCGTGTTCTGGGGCCAGCGATGGCTTGCCCCGTGGCTTGATGACGAAATCGGCGATCTCGTCAGCTTTCGCCCGACCCAGTGCCTTTTCGGCCTGTGTCGGTGAAATTAGTTTTACGGTGTAGGCGGCTTCGCCCAGCAGTGTCTCCAGCGCCTCCGTGGCTGCGTCTTCGTTGCGCCACTGGCGGACGCTGCGGCCCTCGACCAGCTTGTAGCCAGGCAGGACACCACCATTGGCCAGTACGCTAGTAGCGTATTCTTCGACGTCGCCGGCCCACGTCTTGAGCATGGACATCTTCGGCAGGAGCTTTGCGATCTCATCGACCGACAACAGGTTCGGCGACACCGGCTGCACGTCGGCATCCAGATCGTCGAACTTGCCCAGCGCCAGTTCGTAGTTGTGCTTGGCGAGTGCCTTACACGTCGCACGGGCCTTGCAGAAGCGACACGCCTTGTCGCCAGGGGCGAATGTCAAGTCGCCGTCATTGGCCTTGCCGGCAGCAGGGCGCACAACCTCGTCGGCCCACTTGAGAAGATCGGAGACAGAGATGCTGTACTCGCTGACATAGTCGAGGCGCGGCATGTGGATGTGCAGCACGAACGTGTCGATCTCGTACAAGGCGCCGAACGTCTGCCACACGCCAAGCGCGTAGAGCATGGCCTGTTCGTTACGGTGGGCGCTGACCTTCACGCCTTGGCCGAACTTCAGGTCGATGACGTGGCACAGGCCATCGCCGACGACGATGGCGTCGGATGTGCCAAAGCCGGCTGGCACCCACTGCGTGAACTCGACACGCTGTTCGACCAGGAGGACAGAGCCGGCGGTCGTCGCGTGGACGTTGCGGACATAGTCCACATAGTCGGCGACGTGGTTGGCCATGTCGGTCGTGACCTTCCAACCCTCAAGCTCGTCGCCCACCATCTCCTGCGGGTCGATCTCTTCACGCAGGCACCACTCGGCCAGTGCGTGTGCGGCAGTGCCTTCAGCAGCGAAGACGCTGCCTTCGTCGGGCATACCGGCTTCCAGCGTCACGCTGCCGTGGCAGTGAAGCCAACGGTGTGCTGACGATGGGGACAGCTTGGCGTGTGCCGGTGCTGCCTCTTCGAACATCTCAATCTGCATTCTTCATTCCTTCCAATTGGCCCCACTGGGCAGTCATTGCTTCAGCGATGCCGGTGTAGGTTTCGCTCCTGATCTTCCAGCGGTCGGCGCTGGGCGGCAGGCGGTTCTGACCACTGTCGGTCTGGTTCGCCCACCGCTTTTTGCCGTCCACGATGCGCGGCTCCACGATGGTTGTCGGTACAAGAAGCGGTAGATTCTTGAGCCAAAGACAAGTCGCTTTGCTGGCGTCATGCCCGAACTGCCACGGCTGGATCGTCTGGTCGGCCTTACGGATGCGAGTACCGATGCAGCCGATAGGGTTCTCCAGTGCGATACGCGGGACAGGGGCGTCAAGCAGAAACTGCACGAAGGCCAGTGCTTCTTCCGTTTGTTCGGCTCGGCCAGGAACGCGCTTGTTCCAGTGAAGGCCGGAGGAACACAGGTATGTGCAGGGCGGGTGAGCCACCATCAAATCCCAACCGTCATTGATGATGTCGCGCACGTCGCCTTGGTAGTGCGGTCCCTCGACATCGGTCGGCAGCAGATCGCATGACAGTGCGTCGTGGCCGGTGGCTAGGAACGCATCGCGCACAGTGCCGCTGTATTCACAGGCAACAAGAACCCTCATCGAAATCCCTTTCAAGTGAATAGAAATATAGCGAACAGCACCAGCCAGAACGCCCCGCACCACGACAGTGCGGTGATGCAGCCCCGCGCTGGGCGCAGTGCGTCGTCTTCGTCACGCATTGGTCCGCTCCAGTTCTCGCAACACCTGTTCAGGCGTGAGCTTGACGAGGTAGCCATTCGCACGGCTCCATTCGCCAGTGGCTTTGGATAGCTCGGCGTCGATGACCCGAAACTTAGCGCGCATCTTGTTGCGCTTCTTAATGAGCGTTTTGACCAAGGCGTCAGTCATTGATCATCTCCGCTTTGGCGATGAGCGCGGCCCATTCGGCGGGTGGGACGTCGGACAGCTTCTTGTGCGGTGCCAGCAGTTGTTTGACGGTGCCAGCGCCGTGCTTGCCGCTGACCTTGGTCAGAACAGCGCGGACGTCTTCAAGGGTGACGACGGCGCCTGGTTCGATCTGCGGTGTGGGTTCAGCAACTGGCGCGGGCTGCTTCTTATTTTCAGCGGCCTCTAAAAAACCAAGGATCACACCTAGGTCATCGTGAAACTCGGCCACTGCGCTGTGCAGTGCCTTCAATAGTTCTTCGTTAGTCATTTTGAATTCTCCTGTTGACACTTTGTATCGGCGCTGTAAATGTGCGGCGACAACCCCTAGTTAGCAACTCACAATTATGTGTCAAGGAGAAAAATGATGATTAAAGACGAAGAAAAGAAAATTCGTGCAGCGGTCGAGCGAGTGGCCCAGATCGCGACCGGCGGCAACATGCGTCGGCTGTGCGGCGTTCTCGGCGTGTCCACGCAGGCTCTATACAAGTGGGTCGTCGATGGTGTGCCAGTGAAGCGCGCACTTCAGATGTCCATGCTCACCAAGGGTGAAGTGCAGTGGCACGAACTCTGCCCACACGTTGCCGAAGAGCTTCGCCTGAGCTTGCTGGCGGCGGTGTCGAAGTGAAGACGCTTGACGATTTTCTCGCGATGCAGGAGCAGCTGGCGGAACAGGATTTGCTGAAGAGCGGCGACCTCGTCAACCACCCGCCTCACTACAAGCAGGGCGGCATCGAATGTATCGACGCCATCGAATCGGCATTGACACCGGAAGAGTTTCGCGGGCATTGCAAGGCGAATGCGCTCAAGTACATCTGGCGTGAAAAGCACAAAGGCCAAGACGAGAGCCTGAAAAAGGCCATTTGGTATTTGAACCGCGCACTTGGCGAATAAAAAAAAGGGCCGTCCCAAAAGACGACCCAGTTCGGAGGAAAGGAATTAGAGTGTCTTACCTGAAATTACACGGCGCGCAACTGATAGCAGCAGGGTATTCCCCACTGCCTATTAGGGCAGGGTTCAAAGCGCCGGCCATCAGCGACTGGCAGAACTGCCATGCTGACGCTGACAAGATGGATCAGTGGTTAAGCGATCCACGCATGGCGAACTGCGGTGTCGGCATCTTGACCGAGAACACACCGGCCATCGACATCGACTGCCTCGACAAGGACGTCAGCTACAAGCTGGTGAAGTGGGTCGAGAACAACATCGGCAAAGCACCGCTGCGGATCGGCAAGAAGCCGAAGGCGCTGATGGTGTTCCGCTGCGACGAGCCGTTCGGCAAGATTCGGTCGAACGAATATGTGGACATCCTGGGCAACAAGAACGCGGTCGAGGTGCTGGCCAAGGGGCAGCAGTTCGTCGCCTACGCCGTCCACCCCGACACGCAGCAGCCCTACGCTTGGCCGAAGAAGTCGCTGATCGACGTACCGCACGACGATCTGCCGACGCTGACCAAGGAACAGGCGCAAGAGTTCGTCGCCTATTTCGAAAGCATCATCCCCGAAGACTGGGAACTGTCGCGCAAAGGCGTGTCGGTCACGCACGGGGATGACGATGATCTACTGACATTGCGGCCAAAGTTGGGCAAAAGTGTGGCCGACCTTGAGGCGTGGATGGAAAGCCTCGACCCTGACTGTGGCCACGACGAGTGGGTGAAGGTCGGCATGGCGCTGCACCACGAAACAGACGGCGAACCAGAGGGTCTGCGTCTGTGGGATGACTGGTCGAGCCAGAGCGGCAAATACGTTCACGGTGAGTGCGCCAAGCGGTGGCGCTCGTTCGGTCGCAACTCCAGCGCCCAGCCGGTGACCGCCGCTTACATCGAAGGCAAGGCCAAGAAGGTCGTGCGTGAAGAGAAGAAGCGCGGCTTGGTTGACCAGCTGGTCAAGGACTTGGTGTTCGTTCAGGTGTCGGGCAGTGCGCGGGTCATCCGCGAAGACGACATGCAGGACGGGCTGGAGCTTTACGGCGTCGAGGATTTGACCAAGGAATTCGCCAACCAAGCGATTCCCATTGAGGTTGAGAAGAAAAACGGCGACGTGGTCGAAGAGAAGGTCAACCCGATCAAGCTCTGGCTCACGCACCCCGAACGCCGCACGGCGCGCGGACTGGTGTTCCTGCCAGAGGGCCAGAAGATCGGCGCGTACAACCTGTGGCGCGGCTGGTCATGTGAGCCAGAAGAAGGCGACGTGTCGATGTTCACCGACTGGATGTTCGACATCATCGCGGACGGCGACGAGACAAACTACAAGTGGATCATGGGCTGGGCTGCACAGATGGTGCAGGAGCCTATGACGAAGATCGGCGTGGCCTGTGTGCTGCGTGGCCTTAAAGGCACCGGCAAGTCGAAGCTGGGTGAACTGCTGGGCGGATTGTTCCCGCAGCACCACAAGGTCATCGCGCGCCAAGAGCAACTGGTCGGCAACTTCAACCGCCATCTGGAAGACTGCCTGCTCCTGCAAGCCGAAGAGGCGTTCTGGGCGGGCAGCAAGTCTGCTGAAGGCGCACTGAAAGACCTCGTCACCAACCCTCGCATCATGATTGAGCGTAAGGGCGTGGACAGCTACATGGCGCCGAACTTCACCCGCATCCTGTTCACGTCGAACGAGGAGTGGGTCGTGCCAGCCACGGCGGACGAGCGCCGCTGGGCCGTGTTCGACATCAGCGCACGGCGTAAGCAGGACTATGACTTCTACCAAGGGCTACAGAACTGGTACGACAGGGGCGGCAAGAAGCATTTGCTGCACCACCTGAAGACGTTCGATCTGGCGACGGTCAACGTCCGCACTGCCCCGCAGACGAAGGCGTTGCAGGATCAGCAGATGCGTGGCGGTGACTGCGTCCAGCGTTGGCTGTTCGACTGCCTGATGGAAGGCGAGATCAGGGACAGCAAGAGCGGTGCGGCGGTGCAGTTCGGCGAGGTCGAGGCCAACAAGACCACAATCTATGAGAGCTACAAAAATTCGATCCAGCGCCATTGGGAGGTCAAGAACGCCAATGGCTTCTGGACGTCGGTCGCGCGCTACGACGAGTTGTTCTACGGCGGCAAGGTCAAATGCGCGGCTGGCGCTCGCTACAAAGTAACTGCGGTTGCATCGCTGAAAGAGGCACGGCAGCTATTTACCAAGCGGCATCAATATCAGGTTGACTGGCCCGATCCACTCGCTATTGAGGACTGACAAACAACTGCAA